AACCTCGTCGGACCGCTCGACATTCGGGTCCAGTGGACCAAGGCGGCAGCCCTCGATTCCGAAATGGAAAAGGAGGAGGTTGACCCAGGAACGTACCTTCCAAGTCTCGTCAACCTCAAAAAGGCTGCAGAGAAACTACGAATCACGAAAAAGCATTAAAGCTTCGAAAGCCTCATTTTTCAATGGAGGTTTCAGTCCAGCTGACGTGTCCTTGCCGTCCGGGGTTTCTTTATAAAAATGGAGTATCGCTCGCCCAACACAAAAGGTCCAAGATACACAAGACGTGGGAAGCTCTGCAGGAGAACAAGCAGGACAAAGCACGTTCAAAGCATTTTGAAAACGAAATTGAGAGACTCAAGTCCCGTCTTGTACACAAGGAAAATATAGAGGTTGAACTTCTTAATCGTATATTCCATCTCGAACGTGAGAGAGACTACTGGAAAGCACAGATGGATGGCGTGTACGTCAATTAACCCAAAATAAGTCCTTCGTATTTACTAAAATGGACCTTCTGAACGAGTCTGAACGTCGGTTCACGAAGAAGTTGTGTGATGCCATGATCCCCGTGATGATTGAAGCCTTTTGGGAAATTTGGCTCGAGGCCAAGAAAGAGTCTCAGGGCAAGAACACGACGCGAGTCTTCCAAGAGCTGCTCCGAGGCGTCAAGACGTGGAACTCTTCAATTTCACTCAAAAATACAGAGGCCATCATCAAGAATCAGCCTTTGTTCCCAAACCTTTTGGCGGCTGTGTTTGTGATTCACGTCAAGATCCTGAGTGCTATTCGGACCGATAAAAAGTCCAAGAAAATCTCTATAAAACTCCCAGCAAACGACGTCTTTGTTCAGCGGTGCTATGAGGCATGTGCCAAAGACCTCTACGAGAACCCCAGTATCATCGTGGACCAAAAGTCCGAGGAGGAGCGCAACACCAACCTGAGCGAGAGATTTTATAAGAAAATTGGAGACGTGATTGAGGACTTGATACCAACGGCCGAGATTCTCAATACGTACCTTCCGCTTCCAGCCGCTGGGGAAGATCTGGACATGGATCACGAGGACGAAGAGGGCGAGGACGAAGACGTCCCAGACTTGGAGGAGGAGCCCGAAAACCCAGCGGAAGGCCTCCCACAAAATACAGAAAATATGGAGTTTGGAAAGACTCCTGGCGGGGTTGATACTGCCGTGACGGTCAACAACTCTTTGACTCCTCCAAGCGTTCCAGGAACCACGCCCGTGGATGACGGCGAGTCCCTGTTTCCAGACGCGCCAACAAAAATTCAAAAATTAAACCACACCTAATACCAGATGGACCAGTACTGTCGTGAACCCATGAGCGCCGCCGTCATTGCAGCAGCCACAGTCGTTGCCTACGTCTATTTGAAATCAAAAATGAATAATGAAGATAAATTGAAGAATTCAGATTATTTCAAGCCGGCATTCTTGGTGGCTCTCCTCGTGTATTTCATAGTGAGTCAGGGTCAGGGGGATTCAGGGCCAGTTTTGAAAGAGCCTTTTTAAAATTATAAACTGGCTACGCTAAACAACTTAAGGACTGCGTCCTCAAGTTGGGTTATATGACCACCGTAAAAGCTTTCGATGAGATAATGAATCAGTTCCTCGGGGAGCTCAGTACCGTGTTCCCCGACGAGCCCGCCAAGACGGGTCCAAATTGCAAGACGTTTATGAAACAGGTCGCACCTTGGTCAGGTCAAATGACGGCGCACGACGAGTCGTTTTTTTGTGAAGAGAATGAGTTTGTAAAGAATCTGAACCTTCACGTCATCTGGAAGCGCGAAGATTGTTCAGACAACACGAAACAGGCCATTTGGCAGTACCTTTCGTCCATGTACATGATTGCAACGACCCTTAGCATGTTCCCCCCAGAAACGCTCAGCGCCATCGAGGCGGCAGCAGAGAACTGTGCCAAGAACATGAAGCTCGGGCCAAACGGTCAGCCAGATGAGGCGTCTCTGATGGCCGGCGTCAACAGTATGCTGAGCCAGATGATGGGAGGCGGTGCTGGAAACCCGTTCGCGTCCTTGCTTGGTGGCGCCATGGCGCCTCCTCCACCCCCTCGACTCCCACCTTCAGGCAAAAAGAAAAAGAATATTCGCAAATAGAAGTAATGGATCCCAGAAACGTCTTCAAGTCAAGTGACCTCTTGACGTTTTGGCCCACAGCAACACAGACGGCCGATCAGCGCGTCGCAGCAACGACTCGCTTCATTCTGTATGCTATGGTTATTGTTTACATTATCAATCGGGACGCGCGAGTATTTGCCCTTGGCGGCATAGCGCTTGCAATTGTGTACTATATGTGGACCACAAACATGATCAAGGATGGATCCCTTCGCCCAACTATAGGAGATGCTCGGTATTCAACTATTTTTCGCCCGAACGCGACCCTCCCCACCACAGAAAACTCCATGGGGAACGTGCTTTTGAGTGATTATGTGGACAACCCAGACCGGCCCGCAGCGGCGTGGTACCCAAGCGTTCGCGACAAGGTCCAGACTGCATGGAGCCAGATTCACCCTTTTGAGCGTCTGCGTGATGCCGAACGCAACTTTTACTCAATGCCCGCCACAACGATTCCAAACGACCAAACGGGCTTTGCTCAGGCGGCGTACGGCCGGCCTTTCGCCGCAAAGTGTCACGACCAAGGCGGGGCCGCGTGCAATCCAGATCGGTTCTACTCCACCTTCCCAGAGCGTGTCCAGATGGAGGCTGGAAATTAAATGTAAGGATAAAGTAATAATGCCGACGCTTGATATAAGCCCTCTGACCCTTGAAAAGGGTATATGGTACGGTCCGGCCCAAGTGGTTCTGGCGGACAAGACGGAGGTTGAGAGCAGCCTCCGTGAAGAGCCCACAACGGCATGGAAGAAGGGATGGTCCGAGCAGACCTATGATTTCCCCAACACGTACGTCACCTTGCCCCTGCGCGTCATTGACTGGAATCCCATCAACACGTTTGGTGAGTACCAGAATCAGCGCTTCGCTCAGCGTTATTACACCAAGGGCGTCAAGACGTGGAATCGTTAAAAAAATAATGAATAAGCATAAGAAACGATGGACCCCCTCGTGATGGCCGCCGTTGTTGGTCTTGTGTTTGCCGGTAAGACGCTCGCGGAGTCTGACAAGACTTCGGCCCCACCGACAACCACGAAACCCAAAGCCCCCTTGACCCGTCGCGACGTGGATATGATGGCCGATTCAGTCGGTCACCGTGCAGATGGATTTGATCTTCGCAACACAAACCCAAACTTTGGACGTCGTATTAACGATTGGCGTCTCCAACCCAAGGATGCCATTCCGAATATTCAGGACGTGACGCCTACAAACTCTCGGTTTCCGTATGGTCAGCCCGTGTATGACTTGTATAACCGCGAATACGTGACGAATAAGCAGAACAACTTGTCCCCTCTCGAACAGCCCATGACTATAGGTCCCGGATTGGGCGTTGGACCGAACGTCCTCGCCGCCGGCGGTTTCCACGATTACTTCAGGGCGTTGCCTACAAACATTAACGAGGAGCGTTTGACCACACTCGAGGGGCGGACGGGCCCTTCCAACCCCGTCGTCAAGAACGGTGGGGCGGCGTACATCGGAGACATTACACACCAAGCAGCTGCTACAAAGACTGCTTTCCGCGATCCAGGCGCGTATGGCGGCGGTGGCGCTCAGAGCGCACTGGTCGGCGCGGAGGGTCGTCCAAACTTCCTCAAGACCAAGAAACCGACTATTCGGTCCGAAACAGGTCTGCGCACAGACACACTCTCGGACGGTCCGCCACAGTACAATGTGTCCCAGCCCTATGCCGAGGGCAAGACGTGCTACACGGACACCGACCTGACTCGGTCGTCCGGCTATCGCACAAAGCCGGACCGTGCAGCAAACGCCGCCCGTATGAACGTTCGCAGCGATCCAGTCAACCAAGTGGGTGCTGCGACCCAGCTTCGTATCGAGTCTCGGCCCGAACAGCCAGGACCCATGGCCATCACCGGAAGAAACCAAGGCCGCGGTACCCTACCCCCAGAGTTTGATGATCCACTCAACGAGTTCAAGTCCAACCCCAATCCTCGCGCATCGAATGGATTCTTGGACATTGCCATCCAGCAGCTTGAAAAGAATCCTCTGGCGTACTCTCTGGCCGACCCAAAGAAGGCCGACTCTGCCATGGATACCCTGCCTTTTAACACGGTTTCTGTGAACTAAGACACGGCAAAAAAATATGGGCTAGTACTAAATGTCGGGAGGTGTTGTCCAACTCGTCGCCGTCGGAGCTCAGGACGCTTGGCTGACCGGCAAGCCTGAGGTTTCCTTTTACCGGTCCAACTACAAGCGCTATACGCACTACTCCAACTCGGTGGAGCGTCAGGTGATTCAGGGCACCCCTATCGCGGGAGGCATTTCCACGATCCGTTTCGAGAAAAAGGGAGATCTGCTGAGCTACGTGTACCTGACTGTCCGTGACTCGAACGGTGCTCAGATGGTCAATCTCGACTGGACAAAGGTCATTGACAAGGTTGAGCTCCTGATTGGTGGCCAGATTGTGGATACTCACGATATCGAGTACATGACTGACATCGAACCAATCACCGGCGCCCAGAACTACTCCCAGAGGTACCTGAACCTGAACAGCACCACCTTCAACAACCAGAAGAACACTTTCCTGCCCCTCAAGTTCTTCTTTTGCAAGGACTGGTCCGTGTGTCTGCCCCTGATTGGTCTTCAGTTCCATGACGTGGAGGTTCGCATCACGTGGTCCACGTACCTGAGCCAGACGGTGACCATCGGCAACACCACGTACCCAGTGCTTTCTTCCCTCCCAGCTGCAACCATGAACGTCATCTCCGATGCGACCCTGACCTCCAACACGGCGAACCTGTACGTGGTTCAGACCGATGGGCCCGTGTTCCCCGGTATGCTCGTGGTTGGTCCATCTTCCAACTTGCAGGGCAACGTGGCAGTTGTGCAGTCCTTCTCGAACACCGCCACAGGAACCACCTCTTCCAACGTTATCGTCTCCTTTTCTAACGCATCGGCTACCTATATCAACGGCTCCTTCCTGACTGGCAACACCGTGAGCCTGTACCAGCCTACCGTGTCGGCTCAGGTGAACCCGGTGATTGCCGCTGGAACCGCCACAACCACCTCCAACACCTTCACAATCAGCGGCCTGGTGAGCCAGACCGGTGGCTCTATTCAGGTTGGTAATTACGTGGCTGGCCTGCCCTTCACCGGCCCAGTCTATGTGTCCAACGTGTACTTTTCGAACGTGACGGTCTCGTACCCTTCCCAGACCACCGGCCCAGTGCCTTCCGGTCTGACCATCTCCTTCGTTGGCGGTACGGCGAACACCGCGTCCGCCTACAGCTCCCTGCAGTATCAGGCCTGGA